CTTAAATCAGGTTACGTTGAAGGTAAGCACTATGAATTGGAGGTAATTTAATTGCTCTCAAACAATGAACATGTAGCGAAATTAGCAAATATAGCAGTGAAATTACTTATTGAAAATAATGAACTTAAAAGGCAGATAGAATCTGATAAAATTCAAAAGGTTTCTACAGCTGTTGCAGATCATATTGATAAATGGCTTAGTACTCCATATCACGGGAAAAACGAACGGCATGACATAGAGCGATTTTCAAAAGAAATAACAACGTTCATTCACTACGAAATGAAAAATTGAACAGGAATGATGTCAAATGGCAAATCCACAACTAAAAAATGGCCACACACGGATTGCCAATGAAATCTTTGAACAAATGATGAAGACCAATCTCAATGGCACTCAGTTCCGTTTGGTGATGGCTATCTGGAGATATACGTATGGCTTTCAAAGAAAAACTAATGAAATGTCCGTTAACTTTCTAGCAAAAACTATCGATGCTGGTCGTACACAAGTGATAAGAGAACTATCAGCTTTAATTGATAGAAAGATTGTCAAAGTCATTGAGATTGGTAGTAAAGGGGCGAGGGTTATGTCTTTTAATAAAGATTATAAAGAATGGGAAGAGAAGGAACGCAGTGAATCAGCCATGCCTTTTCTAGAAAAAGAAACTAAAGCTAAAAAGAAAGCAGCAACAAAAAATAAATTTGATGAAGAAAACACTTACTACAAAATGGCTATTTATTTCTTCGGTAGAGTTGAAAAGGTTGCAAATGATGCCGGTATATCTCACTTGATAAAAAAGTCTAATATGCAAACCTGGGCTGATGATATGCGAAAACTTATTGAAATAGATGAGGTAGACAAGCATTTAGCGAAAGAAGTTATGGATTGGGTTACAGAAGATTCTTTCTGGAGAACTAACGTATTATCTGCAAAGAAATTACGTGAGAAATTCATGGAGTTGGCCATTAAAATGAATGCTGAAAAAAAACCTGGTCCACCAAAACAAAAATCGTATCATGATCCACGTGATAAAGAAATAGCGTTACAAAAGTGGATTTCTGAAGGGAATGATCCGGATGAATTCGATTGGAGCAACTGATTATGAGATTGAAGCCGAACAATCTGTATTAGGTTCTGTTTTCTTAGATTCAAATGTTTTAGACGATATTTCTTTCCTAGAAACAAGAGACTTTCTAAGTGCTCGTCACCAACAAATTTTTAAAGTAATGAAGTGGTTGAACGATCGCGATAAGCCAGTTGATATTGTAACTGTTGCAGAACTTTATATGCAGCATAACCGCATGGATGAAGTGAGTATCACTTATTTAAGTGAAATAGCTAATTCAGTACCTTCTACTACTCGGGTAGTTTCATACGCTCAAATAGTACGTTCTAAAGCGATTCGTAGACGTGGGGCTGATGTAGGACAAAAAATAGCAGATATGTTGCATGAAGACTTTGAATCTGATGAAGAATATTTCACAGAAATTGAAAAGCTTATTGCTGAGGTAAGACCTCAAGACGATGGCAAAATGCAGAGCTTAACTGAATCACGCCAGGACTATTTTAGTCATTTATTAAAACGTGCAGAGTTCGTTCCTACTGGATTTAAAAAATATGACGATTGGGCTCATGGATTGTGGCGAGGTTGGTTATTTGTTAGTGCTGGACGTCCGAGTGTTGGAAAGACAGCGATGTTATTGCAACGTGTAATGGGTGTAGCGAAAAGTGGACCCGTACTTGTTTTCTCACAGGAAATGGACAAGAACCAGTTATTTGATCGGATGATTTCAAGTAGATCTGGAATAGCTTACGGTCGTATAAAAAACAAAGAACTAAATGCTGAAGAATTAGCAATGGTTGAAATTGCATTTAAAGATTTGGAAAAACTGCCAATCTACGTACAAGATTCAAGTGGTGTCACAATCGAAGAGGTAAGAGCCACAGCAAGACGTTTTAAAAGACGTCATGGACAAATAGCCATGATAGCAGTTGATTATCTACAAATCATGAAAATACCTCAACGAAAAAATGAGACCAGGGCGCAGGCAATTGGAAATGTAACGACTACTGCCAAACAAGTTGCACGCGATATGAACTGCTGCTTTATGATGCTAAGTCAAATGACAAGAGACAGCGACAATTTTAAAAAGCCGCAGCTCTCACATTTGAAAGAATCATCTTCAATTGAACAAGATGCAGATGTCGTTGAATTTTTGTGGCATGATCCAGCGGACTTTGTTCAAAAAGGAAAAGTCATTCAACAGTTTATCGCAAAAGGTAGAGACATTGGCATGAATGAATTCAAATTATTGTTTATGGGTTGGAAACAGAAGTTTATAGAGCTTGATAAACAGTAGACACATAAAGTTGAGTAATACTAATTGAGAACAAAATAAAACAGGACCTTCTAACGAAGATCCTGGAAAGAGAGTGACGAAATGTCTCAACCTGTTATAGCTTATGTAGATGAAAAAATAATTTATAGGCAAATGTCATATTTATTTAAAAACTGGTTGGCATGAAAAACAATTAAATACTAAGAGTAAGCTGTAGACAGAATATTACTCTTACCATTTACCACGTTTTACAAAAAAGCAAGCGGGATATTTTCCTACTTGCTCAACTATTTATTAATTGTTTGGAAATACTCCATTGCATTGAAGGAATGATATTAAGGTTTAACTGTTTCAGAAACTTCAGTGCTGTATCTTTATCAGAAAAAGTTTTATCCAATTGGCTGTTTGAAGACTTTAGAGTTTCTGTTGTTCCATTAATGTTACGGGTTATTACGAACATTTTACAACTCCTGGTTATGACTTCAACAAATCAATTGTTGATGTGCTCATTGTCACACTAAAGTATTGATATGTATACAAAAAATGGGAAATTTAATATAAGTGATATATTATATCCATAAATTAGGAGGGTGTTTTAAAGAATGGTATCCTACAAAATAGTTAGTTCACAGTTCGACCAAACGGTGTCCGAATAGACACAACTATGAAACCCAATGAGCTAAATACAACCATGTGAGTAGAAATAAAACCCATGATCCAATGGCAAGGAAAGCCCAAAGGAGTCCACTGCCAGAACTCTGTATAATCCTGTAAACAATATAGATTTGAGTTATAACAAATAAAACAACTAGGACAATATTAACCAATTTATCTAGAATAAGTAGCCCTCCATTGTTTGTACTTTAACTTTATTTTGGCTTACTGAAACAGATTTTAATCATAGGATAATTTAGGTGCGTAGTAGACACATAAAGCGAATTAGAGGTGAGCGTATTGAAAGGTTATGTTATCTACCTATCAACAGAAATTGAGACCAATTTCAGAGGAAATAATTATGGATATTGGACAGGGAAAACATACAGACATGAGGATGTTGTGTACCCTGGTTACGAAGATGATAAAGATGACGAATCTGTTAAAGTATATAAGCTAAAAATTAGTGCTGAAAAAATGTCCCACAAACTAGGAGAACGATGTACTTTTGTCCTTAGTTCTATAGTGGAAGAAGTTTAAAATTTAACTGTACAGTACGACCAAAAGGTGTCTATAGGAATTTAAAGAAATCACTCTTTACTTTCTATGTAGGCAAGGTAAGCCTCTGTTAAGAAAGTAATGTCTCCAATTATTAGTGCTCTTATTTGTGAGTTATCACATTTGTAATAATCGTCCATTAAACGATAAATTTCTTTAATTATCAACTTCATTGGTATTAACTCCTTAATAGTGTTCTACGAGGATCAAAAAGATTTGAGGTTAGAAATATTCCTCGCAATTGTCTTTACAATTTTATTCAGGACTTTAATTAAAGTAAGGGCAACTGCCCAGAGATACATTTAATAAATGAATAGTTCGTCCAAATAGCCTCCCATTAAAAAAAGACCCTAATAAGGTCTAGTAATTTTTATTTCACTGTTCACATGTTCTCGAAGGAGTAGTAATTCAATAACATCTTGGGTGGAATATGAATATGGAGAATGATCAGGAATAAGTTCATTGAATTGTCTGAGGATATCGTTTAAAGTCTCAACATAAAAATTATTTAAGGTTATTTCAAATTTAGTCAAAGTGTTCACCTTCTTCTTTTTTTTAGAAGTATGAACCTACCAGGTGAAATTTATTCAATTGCAAGAGGACCAGAGCCTAGATCGGCATAATCAACAGGCTTCCCAGACTGCTTTCGGCTCTAGTTACATCATTATAATCTCAAAATTATCATTTTATACAATACGATTAAACGTTGCCGCAGGAGGGATATTGTGAGATTCATTGGATTAGACCCATCAACCAAAACAGGATTTGTGGCCCTTAATGAATATGGCCAAGTATTAAAAGCAAAAGAATTAACAGGAGTTGGTTCAGAAGATCCCGTTCGGATGATTACGATGATTGATGAAATAGCTGCACATATTCAAAAAGAAGACATCATTGTCATTGAAGGATTCGGTTTTGCTACTCAACAAGGCATTCAGCTAGGTGGTATTGGTTGGGGAATCAGAATGGCGCTTGCAAGACGTGGTTTTAAATATATTGAAGTGTCACCTAGCCAAGTAAAGAAGTTCGCTACAGGCAAAGGAAACACTAAAAAAGAAGATATGATTCTGCCTTTGTTCAAACACTGGGGATTCGAAAATTCTAGCGATAATGTACGAGATGCATATATATTGGCACAAATAGCAAAAGGGTTAAAAACTTTTGATACAAAAATTCTAACTAACGAATTTACAAACTATCAATTAGAAGTATTGGCAGCTATAAATAATCCACCTGTTAAGAAAAAGAAAACAAAACAAAAAACAATTAAAGGGAGCTAATAACCATGACAAAAATCGAGTTAACCGTATTATTCAAGAAAATCCAAAAGGATGATAAAAAAGAAGTACTGGAGTTTCATGTGCAAGGCGAAGAACTAG